AGAGTTGCCTCAGATGTAAAAGATATGGACCCTATTCCTTCTCCAGAAAAAATAGAAGAAATGAAACAAAAAATTAAGGACGACAAAATGGATAGGCTGACATAAGAGGGTACTGCCGCCCATGAAAAAAGACCATTCGTCGAAGGTGGAATGTCCCGCGAAGGCTTGATGGCGATGCCTCAAGAAATGCCTGAAGAATCTATAGATGTAGATACTACGTCCCAAGAAGAGTCTATGAATGAGGTTCCAGAAGATACTTATGCAAATGCGACTCCAGAAGAAATAGAAGCTGCACAGGAAACAGATGAAGTAATGGAAGAGGACTACATAGGGTTTGTTTTAAACGAAGCCTTAGTCCCAGAAGAACAAGAATATTTAATGCAGATTTTAGAGGGCGACCCACAACTGAGTCAGATTTTTGACAAGGTCGTGGCGACAGCCTCTGAATTTACGGGGGCAGGAGAAGTTACAGGCCCCGGTAATGGTATATCAGACTCAATACCCGCACGTTTATCGGACGGAGAGTTTGTGATGACTCAAAAAGCCACTGAAGAATTAGGCGCAGACAATCTCCAAACTATGATGGACGATGCTGAACGCGCCTACGACGGTGGTATGATGAGAAAAAATCGGTATCTTGGCGGTGTAATGCAAGGTACTGAGGACGAACTAAGGCTAGAGAATGAAAGTAGCACAGATGACGACATACGAAAGTTAATGAGCATCAAAGCTAATAAAACTCCAAGTCTTAGATAATTTTAATTTACGGCTACCTTGACAAGCCAAGCCCCAGAAGTTTTTCTTAGGCCAAATAGAAAAAATTAGTATGGCTACCTTGCAGAGTACAAGCCCCGTAGGAGATATAACATGAGTGAAGTAACCCAAGAAAAGGATAAAAAAGCAAACCCGTACAACATGAATAAGCCTTGGCATACGCCAGATAGCCCACACATGGACACTGCGGAACAAATGTTTTTTGAAAAACCACAGCAGCAGGCTACCCCTACAAATGATGAGGCCCCTGACGAATCACAAACTGCGGCTCCTAAGAAACGTACTAACTATAAAAAAAGATACGATGACTTAAAGCGTCACTACGATGATAAGGTAAACGAGTTTAAACAACGTGAACAAGAAATACAGGCGCAAACATCGCCTAACTACACGACTCCCAAAACTCACGAGGATTTGGAAAAGTTTAAACAAGAGTATCCTGATTTGTATGACACAGTTGAAACTGTAGCACACTTACAAAGTTCAGAGCAAGTTAATCAACTTCAAGGACAGTTACAAGCTATTCAAGAACGTGAAGCTAAAATCGTTAAACGAGAAGCAGAAGCCGACTTACTAGCCAACCATCCAGATTTTGAAGATATTAGAGGTTCTGAGTCTTTTCATGAGTGGGCCGGAGTACAACCAGAGCAGATTCAGGAGTGGATTTATAATAACCCTGACAATGCTCAACTTGCTTCTAAAGCTATCGCCCTTTATAAAATAGAGAATGGGATACAAACTCAAACTAAATCACAGCCCAGACAACAGGGTTCCGCCGCTGATATGGTTTCAACTAAAACAAAAACCATAGATACTAAAGAACCTAAAATTTGGACTGAACGGGAAATCGCTATGATGTCTTTAGACCAGTTTGATAAGTATGAAGAAGAAATACAACAGGCTATATCCGAAGGCAGAGTAGTAAAATAATACTCAACTAGGAGAACAACAAATGGCATATAATCAATCAGACCAGTTTTTTGAGCCAAGTACAGACACCAATGCTAACTTTGGTAACTCTGTCAGTGGTCAAACTAATTCTTTCTTTCTACCTAAAGTTTATTCTAAGCAGGTCCTAAACTTTTTTCGTAAATCTTCCGTAGCTGAAGCAATTACGAATACGGACTACGCTGGTGAAATAAACAATTTTGGTGATAGTGTAAGAATTATCAAAGAGCCGGAAATTACTGTTTATCAGTACGAGCGTGGTGCAGATGTCACCGCAACTAAACTAACCGACCAAGAAATTACGCTGGTCGTTGACACGGCAAACGCCTTCAAATTCATCGTTGATGACATTGAAAGTAACATGTCTAATGTCAACTGGCGTGACGCAGCAACGTCTTCGGCAGCTTACGCATTGCGTGATGCTTTCGATGAAGGCGTAATTGCTGTCATGTTTGCTGGCGTATCAGCCGCAAGTCCTAACCATATTTTAGGTTCGGACAGTGCGACTGACCTTGCTGCTGGTACCTTTGATGGTACTGGTAACTTGGACATTGGTTTTGGGTCTTCTGAGCATGACCCTATTGACGTTCTTTCACACATGGCCCGTCTTCTTGACGAGCAGAATGTGCCGGAAGAAGGACGCTGGTTTCTTGCGAATCCAGAGTTCTACGAAGTACTTGTTCAAAGTTCTTCGAAACTTCTGTCAGTAGATTATAATGCTGGTCAAGGTTCAATTCGTAATGGTCTAGTTAGCTCCGGTAAGCTTCGTGGATTTAATATGTATAAAACTAACAATATAGCAGCCACCACTAACGCGGCTGGTAAATGTATTGCTGGACATATTAGCTCAACAGCTACTGCTCAAACTATAACCAGCACGGAAGTTATTCGTGACCCTGATAGCTTTGGCGACATTGTACGTGGTCTACACGTTTATGGCGGTAAAGTTCTACGAGGCGCAGCCCTTGCGTCAGCGTTCTACGGAATCGACTAACGTTACTTAGGTGAGGGGGTCTTTGAAGGCGCACTGTAGTCCCACGCGCAAAAGACCCCCGAACCTTTTTCTCATGTAAGGAATTTTAAAAAATGCCACAACTCGGAAGTAATGAAAAACCTTTTGTAATGAGTACAGGTACAAAAGTAAGCAAAGAAAGCCGTTTTCGTAAGGGTTTTGATAAAAAAAAGTATAGTGAAAACTATGACCGTATCTTTAAGAAAGAGGCTACAACGGAGAAACTACGTTCCACAAACGAAGGTACTTCGTACCATCAAGAAAAGGAGAAAGTAAAATGATGCAGATACTATTACCATTAGGCGCATTCGGCGTATACCCCGAAGAAAAAAAAGTGCCTGATGGAAAACAGGACCATCTAAGTATTTTTGAATTAGAAAATAAATTTGATAACTCAGGACATAAGCAAGGAGTTAAATATAATACTGACCAACGGATGAAAACCGCAGGATATTAATTTATGGCTACGACCTATCTTCAATTAACCAATGAACTTTTAAGAGAATTAAATGAAGTAGAATTAACTGCCGCTAATTTTTCTGACTCTAAAGGTATTCAGACTCATACTAAAGACCTTGTAAATAGGTCTTATCTTGATATAGTAAACGAGGAACCCAAGTGGCCTTTTTTGTCTATAGGAGAGTCGGGTGCAACAGACCCAATGTATGGTAATACTTACATTGAAACTGTCGCAGCAACTCGTTGGTATGAATTGAAGGCAGCCGCAAGTAGTATAAAAGATGATTATGGTTCTGTAGATTGGGAAAACTTTATGCTTACAACTGTAGGCGTAAGCGGTGAAACCGCACCGTATACTGTGCGTAATCTACGTTATATGAGTACAGAAGAGTGGAAGGATTATTATAGACTTGGGCAAAATAAAGATGATGCAGACCAAGCAAATGGAGGCACTCCTTCAAGAGTAATTAAAAGTCCTGATAATCGAAAATTTGGATTGTCACCTATTCCTGACCAAGTATATCGTATTTGGTTTTATGCTTATACTCTTCCTACAGAGTTGTCTGCTTATAGCGATGAAATAGTTTTCCCAGACTTATATGTTCCTGTTCTTATTAATAGGGCAAGGTATTATTTACATCAATTTAAAGACAATGCTCAAAACTCTGCTTTTTCTTTATCAGATTACAAGCGTGGTTTAAAAACAATGAAGTTACACCTGTTAGATGCAACGCCTAATTACTTTAAAGATGACCGTATAAGGTTTACATAATGGGACAATCGCAACCTTATGGTGTATCATGCAAAGGTGGTCTGAATACTAATTTAAACCAGTTTGAAATGTTAGCACAGCCCGGAGTTGCTACGACCTTAGAAAACTTTGAAGTAGACTCTGATGGGGGCTATAGGCGTGTGAACGGCTTTGAACCTTTTGGTGGTGATGACGCAACAAGACCAAATAGTGCTAACGCTATTCTTGGTCTTTTTATTTATGCAGACGGGTTAATTGCTTGCTCTGGAACAAACATTTACTTTACGCTAGATGGGATAACATGGCTTCAAATTAACAAAGCGTCGGTGGCGGCAGGAGGTGATGATTATACTGCTTTTACAGGACGTTCCGTGTTAGCTAGGACAACTCAAAGTCAGTGTAATTTTACTATATACGAAGGTGATTCTACTTATGGTGAAGTTGTAATTACTGACGAAGCGTCTGCTACAAAACCCTTTTATTTTAAAATGACAGGGACGGGAGCATTAAGTAATCGTACTTACTTTGCAAAAGAAATTACAGTATCAGGTACGGTGTATCCTACAACTTGTATTGTTCACGATAGGCATTTAGTTGTCGCAGGAAACACAGATACTCCAAATACAATTTACTATAGCGGAACAGACGACATAGATGATTTTACAAGTACTGGGTCAGGCTCTATTAAATTAGATGACAAGGTAATTGGCGTAAGGTCTTTTCGTAGCGACCTAGTAATTTTTTGTAAGAACAGCATATACAAACTTCAAAATATAAATAATAGTTCAAC